TTTGCCATATCCTCAAGACTGATTTCACTTTCCATCTTCACCTCCGATTTTTTGAAAGCTTTTTCTGCTTCTTGCCTCGCTTTGTTCATCCAACCTCTCCAAGTTTCGATAATATGCGACATTGAAGCCACGCTCCCATTCTTTGAACGAAACAGTGTTCGGGTAAAATGGGTTGCCCATCATCATCTTTGAATTGGTTTTTAGTAAACCTTTTCTAAAGACTTTGAATCCTAATGTAAATGGTCTGGGTTTTTTATGTTGAGTGTTCATTACTATTATAAAACTTATCTCTTTCTGAGCATCCAATAAATAAAACAACAGAGTTAGGTTCGTTCTTTTCCAGATGATCTGCTAGTGTTTTGTTTATATGCTCGTTGTTATCATCTAAAAACTCTATACACTCCGCATTACTGTAAAAAGACGTACCCTTATACTCTATAGCACTAATCATTCCATTTACCATGATTGTAGCATATATTATGATACTACCCATACTATGCTCCTATATCTACGATTTCACAACTGTCACCAGAACATGCGAATGTTTGTGACGACTTTGTGTTATCTTCTTTTTCATAATTTGTAAAGGACTTCCAATCTATATTTCCGAACTTACCGCGAAACTCATTGTATACAGCTTCTGTGCAGTCCTGATAGGGTGCTTGTTGATAAGTATGATCGGAATGTGGTAAGAAAGAAACACCTGACATCTCGTCAAAGTGTTTGAACACAAACGCTCCTACTTCCATCCATTCATCATCCCTCACAGAAATAGTCACTGACGGCTTGTGTTCACACCAGTACCTCTGATATGTGAGCCACGTTTGTAGCTGTTGTATGGCTGTTAAATCATCTCTCATGACGGATTTCTTGGGGGACTTCATAGGGAAGCTAAATACTGTCTGCGTATCAGGCTTCATGACATCAGGCTCACTAGGTATGCCACTGTCTACCATGAAGTTAGTAAGAGGATCTTTATTATCCCCCCTAACAGTACGGATATAATAACTACTATGACGAGGGTGGATACCACTGCTTGAGTCAACAAGTTGTGATACTGTCCCACTTGGTTTGACGCAAGTGATGGCGGTGCTTTGTGGGATTCCAAAGATTGCTGACCATTCTTTGTTCGTTTCAACGGCAACCTTCCTAAGTTCTTCAAGTGTTTTATCAAGTCCATGCTTCTTTCCGCTAGTTAATTGGTTATCCATGATACCAGTAAGACTGACACCAAGGAGTCTTTCTTCTTCTGTGTTCTTTTGCCATATCTTTCTTAAATACGGAAACTTAGTAAGGGTAGATTGTGCTGTGCCAAGTATAGTAGCGAGCCGTACCTTTCTTTTTAAATCTTCAAACTTATCTTTTTCTCTTATCACAACCTCTGTCAAGTTGCAGAACTGGTAGGGTCTAAGTATAATTTCACTACAAGGGTTAGTACCAAACTCATGATTAGCGTCCCTTCTACCAAATTTCTTTGCTTGTTCCTTTGCAGATAACCTATTAAATATACCACGCTCCCCTGACTTTGACTCCACAAGAGATGTCCACTCTCTAAGGAATGTTTCTCCATCAGGCTTATCTGTGTAGCATACAGAGTTATTAGATAGTGCCATCTGTGGTGCTGTCTCCCACCATTGTCCTGACTTAGCGTGTCGCATACGTCCATCTGATAGATTAGATAAACTAATCATAGCAGAACGTCTGACACCGCCAGAAACAACAACCTCTCCAACCTTACACATTAAGTTGTGACAATCATAGCTAGACAGTTTACGTCCTGCGTTATGCTTAAACAATGAAGTAGTAAAGTTAAAAAGATCTATCAAAGGTGCAGGACCACTGGCTCTACCGCCAAACACCTTTAATCTTGATCCTGCAGGTCTAACCTTAGATACGTCCCAGCTTGGTGCTTCCCCCATATATAAATGCCCTATAAGTTTACGTAAAGATTTTGCCCATCCTTCTTTACTGTCTTGTACATCTATAACCGTATCTACCTGCTCTATGTTTTGTGGTATCTCTGGTAGTTGATTGACATACTGTCTCTCCACAGAGAACCCAACACCAGTCCCACACAATAGTATATACATAGCTTCATCAAAAGCTTTTGGGTCATCTATTGGTAGATAGCTACAGTTGTATCCTGCAGTATTATCTCTTTCTAAGGCTGACCCTGCTGTCATCAACGCTCTCATAGAGGGCATGACTTCTAAGTTGTGTATAGCATCAAACATCTCTTTCTTAGGTAGCTGACCTTTTACCTTCTCTGTAATATAGTCTACATATCTAGTTACTGTCTCTTCCCAAGTCTCTCTTCTTCCTGCATCATCAAGCCATCTTGCGTATCTTGATATTGCTATAAATTTTTGATAATCATCCATGCTTTTTTATTTTCACTCCCTCTAGTGTTAATCCATCAATGTCAAACAAGTAGTCTTTTAGTATATCTTTCAACGCTTGTTCATCCTGCTCTTTACCATCGTAGTTTACTGGTAGTATATTTTCTTCTTCATCTACTACTATTACCATGTTTACTGTGAACTTCATGATTCTTTCTCTAACTCTTCTATTAATTTATTTAAATACCATTTACCTTTTTTCAAGTCTTGTACTTTTAGATCTACTATAGAGTTCTTGTAGTCGAATCTATGTATATACTTGTGTACATTACCCTCGCAGTAATATCTAAAGTTATCTCCTAGTTGTTGCCTTATGTAGTCAATACACTCCATACCGCCTTTGTTGTAGTGTGGGGGATTATTTACTTCATCTGTCATCTTTATTGCTCCAATCTAATTTAATAACATTGTCTTTGCTTTCAACGATCTCAAGCTTAGGAACTCTTGGTGTATGCTTCTTCAAGAAGGTAGCCATCATATCTCTGAACTCAGGATCTATCTCCATCATTCTAACAACTTCCATCATAACTGTCAACATATCAATGACACCATCGTGCGTTACTTTGTCCCACTTATTGTCATCACTGTACAACAGATTGAACGTGCTTTCTCCCGTTGCTCTACCAAGATCATCTGTATCAACTTTAACGACCAGAGCATAATCATCTTTTCTAATATATTTTCTCATGAGCCTATAGTTTTATCCTCTTTTTTCTTTCTGTCAACCATTGTTTTGGTATTTCTTTGTGTGCGTATAGGAAGCCATGTTTTTCACACCAATCGCAGTATCGAGTCTTAGATCCTTTTCGTAATATATTGTTTGCATTTTGAAATAAAAACCTTATATCTAAGTCAGGATACTGCTCTTTGATTAGCAAATGTTTCGTTCTATCGCTTGGGCGTAACCATCCTTTCGCTTCAATAATAATACCATTGTTAAGAATAAAGTCAGGCTTGTAGTATCTATGTCGCATAACAGCGTATTTAATTCTAATTTCTTCATATCTAACCTTTTGTTTTACTGACCTTAACCATCTTGCTACGTCATACTCGAACTTGCTCTTTAACTTTAGTTTCGCCATTTGCAACCTTTACATAATTAATTAGGGGCGGGTTTGCAGACTTAGAAACTTTAGAGGGTAATACTTGCAGGTCTGTCCAGCAAGCATCTCTAAAAGAACACAGACTACACTCGACACCTAGTTTTAAATTACCACTTAACTTACCGTAGTATGTCTCTTCTATAGGTTCATAGCATCTTTCAAAAGGCGCATCGTCTTCTATGTACGCTATTGTGTCGTCTATCTTTTTAAGTTCCTCATTCATGTCGAGTTCATCAGCATCAACATACTTGAAGTTTCCGTTAGCTTTATTGACTGCCCACCAGCCACCTGCTTTTACTCCTCTAGCCTTAGCGTACCCTGCTAACTGTGCAACGTATCCAAAACTATCTTTACTCTTTAACGTATTAAAATCTACAAACTTGTTGTCATAAGACCAAGGCGAAGTAGACTTAACGTCATCTACTTTATCATTAAGAACTAAGTCATAACTACCCTCTATGTCTTTCTTCTTTGTTTTTAACACGACCTTCTTACTGTCCTCAAACTTAACCTTAGAGGCTCTTAAAAGACCTTTGAAGACCGCCTCAACGATGTCGCCCAGTATCATGTTAATTAAGAAGTAAGGGGAGTTTGGTTGCCTTTTCTCAGGGTGGTTCTTCTCGAACCAAAGCTGACACTTCTTACGTCCGATGTTAGACATACGAAGCCTAAACTTCCGCTTATCCCCTGAGAATTGGCGAGACAAAGCGTCCTCTACATCTTTGGCTATGTGGTGGAGGGTAGCCTTATTCATCTTGGCTTTACCAAGAGAAACTTTCTGTAGGAACTCGTGTATCGCCAACTCTGCAGGATGGTTCATCTACTCGTCCTCAATCTCAACGATAGAAGACACAATTTCCTCGTCTGCCTCAGACAATTCCTCTGGTCTTCTGTTCTCCTCCCATTTGGAAAGAGTGATTGAGTTCATAGATTCAACCCACTCGACAAAGCTATTCAGTGTCTCTTGATCGTCAGCATTAATCTCTACTTCTTCACCTAGAGAAGCTTTGACAACCGCGTATGTCGCTCCACTAGGGATACTCTTTAACTCGCTAGACAACTTGATGCTATACTGAATAGGAAGTCGGTTCTTCCGTTGTATCGCGCTGAAGATGTCAGTCATAGCCTTGAAGCTATCTCTGTTCTTAACACGCATAAAGAAAGGGAACTCTTTAACATCAACAGATTTACCGTTAGCATCCTTAGCATTGTCAAGTGTACACAGTCCAAACACAATCTTGTACCGCTTAGTACCTTTCATGATGTCCTGCGTTTCTTGTGGCAAAGACGAAAAGTCTTTGACATAACCAGAAGGTCTACCGCAGTTGAAACCTCCGTAGTTATCCTTTAAGTCCACACTGAGAGACTTACCCATGACAGATCGGAGCATCCTTCCAGAACCGCCATCTGGTCTGGTAAAGTTGTCATCCCATCTTTCCCACTGAAACCTTTGCATAAAGGTTCTTATGGTGATCTTGTCACTGTAATACACAGTCTCGTCAGGGAACACTACTGAATAAGCACCTGCTTTTATCACAGCCACTTCCATCTTTTCCCCATCAACTTCCTTAGTACCCATGATGTTCTGGTGTACCTGCTTAATCTCTGCAAGAGCAGAGCGAGATGACGGGACAGTGTTGGACATGCCCATGATGTCTGCTAGGTTTTCTTTTGTTCCGATAATAGCTAAATTGTTTTCCATGTTTTTATAAACTCCTTAAAACGAATCAGTTGACTATACTACATAACGTCCTTGGTGTCAAGCCAATTATTTCCTATCTTAGCTTCAAGCACCATTGGTACATTTATGGTAACATCATAGTAGTCTTTTATGATGTCAATTAGGTTGTCATTTACATCTCTTATGATGTTAATAACCTTCTCTTCTTCTGCAGGGTGTACGTCAATAACAACGGAGTCATGCACCGTATTGACAAGACAAGACTGCATACTCTCTAACTTCTTG